GTAACGGTAAGATCGTCACCTATCGTTAAATCATCAGTGAGGGTAGCTGATGTAGTGTTTACACTTACAGCCCTAGAGCCAATATATCCTGCCATTAGGTTATCTCCATATAACTCATTATTACTGAAACTTTGTCAGCTACAGAACAGTCTACTTTAATTATGTCACCTACGTTAGCTACAATCTTACCGTCAAGTACAGACAAAGATGATCCTACAGGTATAGCTACATCTTTAACAAGTTGTGCCGTAGTGTTTTGTGTCTGACTTGTTTGAGTTGTTGTACTCACAAAGTCTACTGAAGCAGTAACCTGTGAACTGTGTACGTTACATAAGAATAGTCCAAGTATGATAACAGTACTACCAGACTGTACTGTGTATATTGTTTCAGGTGTACCAGAACTTGCTGGTGCTACATCCCGTGTAATTGTTTTAAAAGTATTAGCCATTGTTTTCTCCTATATCAACCAAGCGCAATGGCTAGGGCTGTGGCATCATCTGTTGTTGCAACTGTACCAGCAGCAGCAGGTAAAGTCAAGGTCACATCTGCAGTAGATGCTGGTCCTATTAGTGTTACTTTATTTGAGCCGTTATCTGAGTCCTCAAAGAACTCTACAAAGCCAGCAGATGTAGCTCCGTTCTTTACAGATACACCTGCGTTAGCTATTGCAGTAGCTGTAAGTGTAGCTACTCCTGTAACTTGCAGAGTACTTGCCATGTCTACAGCACCGTCTATATCTACTGCATCTAAGTTGCTAGTGCCATCTACATCTATAGCACCACTAATATCTAGTGAGCCAAAGGAACCTACACCTGTCGTAGTAATGTTAGACGAACCATTATCTATAGCACCAAAGCCAGAAGTAATACTACCTGAGTTTAATGCACCAGTAGTAACAATGTTACCTCCACCTACGTTGTGACTTGCAAAGTATGTAGACACTGTATCTACATTAGTCATACGCATAGTTCCAGCATCATTGATGAGAATACCGTCACCACTTGCTACTGCCGTAGTACCTCTTGAAGTATCACCATCAATAAGGTTTATCTCTGCAGTTGTAGCTGTAACACCATCAAGGATGTTTAACTCAGCGGCAGTAGATGTTACACCGTCAAGTATGTTTAGTTCTGCTGCAGTTGACGTAACGCCATCAAGAATGTTAAGCTCTGCTGCAGTACTTGTTACACCATCCATAATATTAAGTTCTGCTGCAGTAGCAGATATTGCAGTACCATTAAAGTTTATGGCATCTACATAGGCAGTACCATCAATGTACAAGTCTTTAAACTCTAGTGAGCTAGATCCTAAGTCTACGTCATTGTCAGTTGTAGGTAGAATAGAACCATTGTTAAATGTAACTTGTGTCTCACCACCAGTAGTAACCGTAATTACATCTGAGCCACTAAAGGTAATGCTAGTGTTTGTATCTGAGTCACCTGTAATACTATCTAGCTGTATGTCACCTGCATTAGTAAAGTTAGAGTCACTTAGATCAAATGTACCTGTAACGTCTAAGTTACCACCTACAGATAGATTACCTGATACATCTACTGCACCATTAATGTCCACTGTAGTTGCAGCTATCTGTACTTCAGTGTCAGCTACAATATCTAACTGTCCATCTGTACTAGAGTTAATATACAGGCCAGTGTCACGAAACTGTATCTTTTTATCTGTAGCCACAAGTGTATCATCAGATATATTATCTATAGAGGCTGTATCAATATTTGCTGTACCATCAATAAATAAATTACGCCACTGTTGACTTGAGCTACCTAAGTCGTATGTGTCATCATCGTCAGGTATAATGTGTGAGTCAACATCTGCACCAAATACTACGTTGTCACTGGCTGAGTCACCTAATGTGAGTGTACCACCGTTAAACGTTGTAGTACCTGTTACTGTAGCATTACCTGCAACTGTAAGATTACCACCTACAGCTAAGTTACCTGAGATGTCTGCAGCACCATTCATGTCAATAGTAGTAGCTGCGATTTGTATTTCTGTATCAGCTACGAGATCAAGTTGACCATCAGCAGATGAGTTAATATAAATAGCTGTATCACGAAACTGTATCTTTTCAGTAGAGGCTACAAGTATGTCATCAGAAAACTCAAAGTAGTCTTCGTCTTCCATCCACTTTAGTACACCGTCATTAGTCTCACCGTCAAAGGTAATTGTAATATCTGTACCTGAAGTAGCTGCACCAAAGGTAAGTGTGTTACTTAGTAGCTTAGTAATTGCTGCACCCTCTGCAGCAGTACCATCGTGTGTGTGTCCAGAAGAAGCATTAAAGGCAGCTAGAAGTTGGTCAAACTCGTCATTAGAGTCTGCTGCATCAATAATGTCACCGTCTGTATATGTGGACTGCCGTGTATAACCAGCCATTTATTTCTCCTTTAACGCCTTGCGGCTGCATCAAATTCTAACTGAAAGCCTTTAAGTGAGTAAGGCTCTGATGTACCATTGTCAACAACCCTTAGTGCTATTGCAAAGCCACTACCTTCTACTGCCTGTCTTACCAAAGGCTGAGACTGCCCACCGTAAGTAACAGTACCATATGCTCCTGCTCCATATATAGCAACGATAGAGCTACTATCAAATGGATAAGCTGCAGGTCTTGGAGCATCAGGGTCTTCATAGTCATATCGTAAGAACAAGTCAGAGTTTACTACACCTTCAGGAGCATAGTTAATAATAACCCTTTGGAAGTTTTTACGAATACCTGCATCACCCATAGTTAAATCAGGTGATCTGTATCTACCGATTATATTGTCTCCATCAAAAGTATTGCCTTGTTCTTGTCTGTACACATATCCATCATATCCACCATGTAATACATATACTTTACCATCTTCATTTATAGAGTCAGTACAAGAAGGTTGTAATCCAAACGTTTCAGAAAACTCATACCCATCTCTTGATCTATGAGCAATAACACCCTTTGTTGTTTTTTTTGCAGTAGTAGAAGAGTTCACAAAGAATATTCTATACTGTGTCTTGTCAGGTACAATTAAAGAATCAAATTCATCTATCGTACTGTATACATTAAACAACTGATGTACTGGTGTACTAATACTTCCAAGTTCTACGTCACCGATACGTTCAGTTCCAGCTACAGTTCTAAGCCCATCTCTACCTAAGAATACAATGTCACCTGCAAATTCTTGTATTGTAAACCCATTCATACATCCTATGTTACGAGATATAGGAACTAACTGAAAGTCAGCTACGCTATTACCTGACAATTTAAATATACGTTCTTCACAGAATATAATCAGATCATCACGAAATGGAAACAATCCTGTGATAGGACTTTCTACTACAATTGATCCTGCACCGTTAGCTGCCGTAAAGTCTGTAGCTGAGTATGGTGCAGTAAAAACTATCTCCTGTGGATTACTAGACATACCAGCAAAGAATAAAGTGTTCTTGTGTCCTGTTACAAACTTAGGGTTAGCAGGTGCGCCAGTTCCATTTATGTCAGTTACAGAGTTACCAGAGGCAAAGTATGCTGCATTGTTAGCCCCATCTGCAAATACTATTATGTCAGTGCCAGATAAGTTCTGTCTGTAAAAAGTATACTTACCTGCACTTGTACGACCCGTATCTATCTGTGTCCAGTACTGTGTAAGTGTTGCATCATCTGCATGTGCTGCAGCACTCGTACTATTTGCTCCTCTTGTACAACCAGTAAGCTGTGTAGTACTTTTACCTGTGTAAGTAATCTGTTCTGTACCTACAAGTATAGTACCCGTTGTACTAAAGTCTGCAGTGCTATCCAGTGTAAGTGTAGTAGCTGAATTATTAATTGCACCATTTAGTGCATTACTTGCACCTGTAGATCTAAATACTTTAGTACCTCTAGCTGCTATTACTTCTCCTTTGTGGTACGCAGACATAAGTACCTTTTCAGAAGTAGCAGAGGTATGAGGAACTAAGTTAGCGTTCCATTTAGTATATCCATTTATCCTACGGTATCCACCTTTAATGTCAGGCTCAAAGTTTTGCAACTCAAATGCTTGTCCGGGGTCCATAGTAAAAGTAGAACTGTTGAGTACCAAACCACCTTTACATGGAAAGATAAATGGATTAAGACCTGATTCGTCTGCCATATTTAAACCTTAACCAAACATACTTACAGATTTAGATGATCGTGTAATCATTTTAGATCTTATATAATCTACCCTATTAGATAAAAGACTTCTCATATTTTTTATACCAGCTTCAAATCTCTGAAAGTTTAATTGAAACTGATTTGCTTCACCCCTGTACTGATACCCATATGCAGTTGCACCATCTACTATAACGGCTCTATATTGCTCTGGTATTACAGGAACATCTGTAGCTGCAGACAAAGCAGTTGTATATGAATACAATTCGTACTTTAAAGAGTATGCTTTATCAGGATAAGGATATAAACCATAGTTATTATCAGGAGTTCTAAAAACACTACGAGGTACACTACCTACATCTGTTTGATCTTCCTGTGTAATAAAACTATCTAGGTAATCTTTGTAATCTAAAACGTTTAAACTTCCACCACCTACACTTAATGAATCATCTTTTACAAGTCTAAAGGTATCGTAGTCTACGTGTTTAGCCGTAGTAGGTATGCTATATCGGGTAGTACCAGCAACAAGTGTATCTGTTTGAGTAGAATGGTTAAAGGGCCAACTGTATGCACTGGTATTAATATAATCAATAGAATCGTTTACTGCATTTTTACATTGTATCTGAAACCCTCTAGCTGCAGTAAAGTTAGAAGATGTAAGAGCAACCTCATTAAAACGAGCAATAACTTCATTTGTAATATCTAAGTATGTATATGCCATTAAGTTTCCTTTGGATGCGTCAATGGGGCCAGCGACATGCCAGCCCCAAAGTAGTGTTTAGTATTATGCCAGATCACGCTGAGCGACTGCAGCTTCTGTCATTGCGGCAGAAACGTCAGCAATTACTGCGTATACCCGTAGACGTCCAGTAGCAGGTGCAGCACCAGCAATTGTTACATCAATGGTATCTGCAGCACCAACACATGCAAGTGCAGCGGCAGCAAAAGTAGAAGCTGCTCCTGTATTTACAACGTTAGCTTCGCCATTAGTACCTTTTGCAAGATACGTACCAGCAGCAGCAGTTATATCTGCACCATCAATAATGTCATCGCCACCAGCGAAGTCAATATCGGCAGTACAAGAAGCTGTGAAAGATTTCATAATCTCTGCACCAGCAGCAACTACTACGGATTCAGCAGGGATTTCAAGAAGTTGAAATACATCCCCATCTGCACCAGAGTAACCAGCAGTTACCATTGCATCAATATCTAGTATTGCTTCAATGGTTCGTACAGTATTACCAACGTTAGTTGGAACAGCTAAAACGTTTGCTCCAACACCAGCGGTATCACTGGAAGTCATATCATAAGTAGCCATGTTATATCTCCCTTACGCTGCGTTATAACGAGCAGTTACGATTGCTTCTGGACGAAGAATCTTCCTGCCGTATAGATGCATACCACGAACAATGTCAGCAAAGCTGTCAGGGTCACGATATGTTTCTGTCTTATTGATCTGCTCTGCAGTTGCTACAGCAGAATCATGACCAGCTACGACAACGCCGAAGTTAGTCAGTTGGTTTGCAGAACCTGTAGTTCCCGGTCCAGTACCTACTGATGGCAGGTTAGACGAGGAGTATACACGGAAGCCGTGGAAGTTGTTAATGGAAAGACCATTACGCAATCCACCTGATTCACCGAAGTCTGCGTTCATGAAGCGTGAATCTTCATCAGCTAAGATTTCCATGAATACTGGATCTACCACTAACCAGCGACCTTGCTTATCTACTTGCTGTTGATCAAGTAAACGAGCCATACGTGCTACAACCATTGCTGGTGAAGCAGTTGCCGTTGGAAGTGCAGTTGCACCCGGTAAACGTGCAGCTAAAGGAATAGAGTGTGTTCCTGCGGAACCAGTAGTAATATTCCCAAAGTCACCCTTATGAAGTTGCATAGAAGATAGCAACTCATTCGATCCTGCAGTTGATACTGCTTTAGTACCGTTTACAGTTGAGTTCAGTCCATCAGCTTGCGAGTGCAATGAAGACTGTGCATAACCAGCCATGTATCCAAGAACTTCTTGGTCATGTTGATCTGCCAAACGGTATGCAGCACGATTAGATGCAAGATCCATAAAGTTTACATGACTATGAGCTTCTTCAATATCGTCCATTTTAAAAGCAAAATAGTTAGCTTTGTCAATGACTAATGAGAAGTCTTCGTCTTGTAAATCTTGTGCTGTGACATTCGTGCCACGTGCATACTGCGAAACAGAAATTTCTGGTTCCTTAATGATCTTGACGGTATCGCCTTGACCACTTATCTCTCCGAAATAATCGGAGTTAGTAATGTCACCACAGACAGTAGCTTTGCGGAACGCAAGCTGTACCTGTTTGCTGTAAATGACCGGGCTAAAATTACCATTAGGTAGATTTCCATAACCCGTAGCTGTCGTAAATGCCATTGTAATATCCTTTGCATTGAGACACAGATACAAACTAAAATCGTTTTTAATGAGGCTAACTCTGTTGGGTAACATTATTGTAGAAAGTTGGCCGACCTTCTATATAACGGGCCAAAGATATTAGGTAATCGCTAGAACTATTTATGTTTGTGAAGATAGGCTAATGCGGGTAATCCATAAATGGGGCCGCATTAAACCCGATGTATATAGTTATATTCTTTATACTCGTATTGTCAAGTCTTTTATCGTGCGCTACCCGAAATATCGTAAATAAAATTACCACTTCGTATAGCTTCCATGATTTCGTCTTGATGTTTTTCGTACTCTTTACTAGACATTTTGTTTACTTTTGACTCTGACAATTTATTATTGTTTGATTCAGCGTCTGGTTGACTTCTAGTATTACGAGTACTTACAGACTTAGCAGCATCTTTGTTGTTGCTAGGTTTCTTTGTTGATATGTTCATGTCTGCTTTATACAGATCAATCGCACGTGATGCAGACCTTGCATCGTTATCATTCTCATACAGAGCTTCTTGTACCCACTTAGGCTGTTGTTCTGCCCAATCGTGAAACTCATCACTGTCACGTATTTCGCCAAAGTCAGGGTGAGCTTTTAATAACTCTACTTCTGCACGTTCACGTGAGGCAGTCTCACGCATGGCGTCTATCTCTTTTACTTTATCCTCTAAGCCAGCCTGTTGTTCACGTGCCTTTTTAATTGCAATAGTTTCTACAATGGCTGCTACATCTGGATATTCTTTTGCCCAACTATCAATGTCTTCATCTGACTTAGGCAGTTTAATTTCTTGTGCTGCACTTTGTTTAAGTTGTGTTTCTAATGCAGCAATACGAGTTTCTAATTCTTCTTTAGCTTTTTGTGATCCTCTACGTAGATCTGCATATCGTTTCTTGTAGCTTCTTTCTTCTGCAGTATCAGGCTCTGCTTCTTCTTTAGCCTTTACTTCTGCCTCTTCTTTTGTATTATTTTGTTCTGCTAATAACTCTTTTAGTTCTTCTTCATCTTTATCTGCACGTTCACGTACTCTACTTTTACGCTGCATCATCATACTCTTTGGTGCTTCTTGTGCTTCTACTATTTGATTTTCCATTTTAGTTCCTGTTCTGGGGCCACCGTAGCCTATGTGTTGTAAGGGGGGTGAGTAGCCAGTTCATATTTAACGGATTACTAACGTGCCGCTAAACCACGCTTCTTAGTCTTTTTTGTTTTTATAGGTCTGTCAATCAAACCACCTTTAGCTCTACCACCAGTAGCTCTACCGAATTTTTCTACTGCTTTATCTGTTGCAGCCCTTGCTTCTTTTTTTGTTTTATATTCTTTAGTTGATGCTTTTGTAGTTTTAGTAGCGGCTCTTGCAGCTTCTCTTTCAGCCTGTCTTTCATCGTCTGACTGTCTAGCTTGTTTTTCTTTAATAGCTTGAGCTTCCGCAACACCACCATCACCTGTTTTTACAATAGGCTTATCTTTACTTGTTTTATCTTTTTTATCTGTACCAAAAAGATCTTTTATAAAGTCAAGATTAATTAGTTCTTGTGTCAAAGGTTTAGACGCAACAGATGGATCAGTAGTACCTGTAACACCTTGATTTACACCCGTGTATATTCTAGTGCCATCTTCTCTCCATTCAAAACCATCACCTGCATATAAACCTTGTCTAAATGCACCAACAGAATTTTTACCGGGTGTACCTTCTGGATTAACATCTATAGAAACACCTTTAGTATTAACAAAATTGTCAGAAGCTGTAGTAATAACATTACCTTTAAAATTACTAAATTGCAATTTTTCTATTGTAGGTTGTTGTGGTGCAACTTCTTTTTTAGGTGCAACTTTTTTAGGTCTTGTCTGTGGCCTTAATGTAGGAGGTGCAGTAGGATTAACTGTAGGTTCAATAGGATCATATCCTGTAAGTCTTATTCTTTCTGCATTTCTTTGTTCTTGTTGTGTTCTTGGATCTACAATAGTACCACTAGCTGGATTTATAGTACCTCTACCACCAAGTACACTTGGACCTAATGGTTCAGTAGCAACTACAGGAGAACGTGATACACCTTGATCAAATGCTTCCGCTGTTTGTTGCGCTGTATCAAATGTAGGTCCACTAAATGCGCTTTGTTGTTGAGGAACTGACTCTGGTAATTGTTGATCTGTAACATTTGTTTCTTTTTTTACAGTAGATCCAAAACCTTGTTTAGGTTGAAATATACTAGATATAGCGTTTCTACCTGCAGTTAAAAAATCTCCAATGTCTTTTTGTTTAAATGGATTATTGGAATATTGTTCTAGCAAAGTTTGTTCTGGTGGTACAGAACCTATACCAGAAAGATTTTTCATACCTTCAGGATAACCTAATGCATAAGGTGTTTTAACTGCAAATTTATCATCTATGCTTGTTTGTGCTAATGGTGGTGCAGCTACAGGTTCAACAGCAGGTGCAGGTTCTCCGCTACCAAATTGAGCAGGATCATAAGTAGAAGGTCTTTGACCTACACTGTTTGTATCTGTAACTATATTTGGATCACCTGTTTGTGTAGATTTGTACCCCATAGAAACAGAAGCTGAAGACGTAGTGCCTCGTTTATCATCTCCTAGTTTAAGTAGACCTGAAACTATTTGTTCCACTTCTGAGGCTGTTTTACCCGCTGCGTCAATAGGTGGTAGTTTAGGTAGTATAAGCAATCCATCTCTAAGTACTTTAAAATTATCATTTAGATCTATGCCACCACTTAAATTTATGTTTACAACATCACCGGGTGCGAGTTGTGTAGATTTAGTTGTAGGTGCAAATGGTTCCATTTTTAACATTCTATTTGTTTCATCTATCTGATCTTGAGAACGTAAGAATGGTTCTGCTGTTTCTTTTTTTCTAGTTTCTAACTGTTCTTTTGTAGCAGGTCCACCTACAGCATTACCTCTACCTAAAGTTTTATTTTCTTTATCTTTAAGAAAGGCATCCACGGCATCATCAAACTCAGTATTTCCAAGATTGTTTTGACTAAGTACAACTGCAGCCTCTGCAGCTTTTTTTGTTTGATCAGGAGAAAATCCTAACTTAACAAGTACTCCATCTACCCATTTTGTAAATGCACCTGCATCAGAGGAGTCTTGCATAATATTAGATTTATAAAATTCTTCAAGTAAAGTATTTAACTTAGCTTGTTCTGCAGGATTAGATTCACTTGCTATTAAATTTTTTAAACGAGCTTCATTTGAAAGTGCTGTACCTCGCATAGAGGCATAGGCTAATGCACCACCAAAAGGAACCAACGAAGTAACACCTAAAGCTACCGCACGTTGTATTTTATATCCTTTAGTATTTTCATACTCTATTCTTTTAAGAAATTCTTCATCTGACATACCAGCATAATTAATACCTGTAGGCTCTTGGTTATTAGCATTAACGTTTCTACCTTTACCAAACTTTTCATTGTTATTATTATTAACAGTGTTTACTACTTCTGTAGCTTCTGTTGCTTCTCCACCTTCTTCTGGTGGAACATATAAAGTATATCCGGGCTGAACAGGTACAATAGGAATACCATTAATAAATGTAATAATCATAGATTCGCCATCTGCGTTTCTATACTCTTGTGCCGTTACTTCTACACTACTCAAGTAAGCATCATAATCAGCTACATCATCAGGATTAAATGTAGGTACAGGTGCTGTAGGTAATGTTACTTGACCACCTTCTTGAAAGTTTTGCACAGGTACAAATCCACCATCTGCAAACTCCATAGGTTCACCTTTACCACCTACTACTATTAAATCAGCCATACCAAATGGCATATCATCATCCATAGTTGCTTCGTCAGAATTACCCATCTGACCCATAGCTTCCATTTTCTTTAAACCCATTTTAGCATCTTGACGTATTTGCATGAGTTTGTCAAGCCCTACAAAACGAACTACATCTTCAGGAAATATAAACTCACCTTCACTTACGTTGGCAGGTATGTCATCACGTACACCTTCTTTAGTGCCGCCTACAGGTACTTCGTTACCAGAAACTTCATCTACCATACCACCTTCATCTTTAAGGCCACCTTCACCGAATAGTTCCATTTGATTGTTCATTGGTATTGCTCCACCTTGTGCCATATCTGTTTGTTTTCTTGTACTTGATCTGCTTATAGCGTATTCTATAGCATCTTCCATATACCTAAACTCTGGGAGTTTTTCACCTGTAAGGTAATCTACAGGTCCATTTTCTTTGACATAGGTTCTTATTTGGTCTTCTGTATATTGGCTACCATTTTCTGCTACAGTTGGCATAGTATAAAATTTACCATCTATTTCAAATGTTGTAGAACGTTCAGAGTAGTCTTCTCCTGTTTCTGGATCATTCCAAATAGTTCTACCAGTAACTGTTTTATTACCTGTATCTATAGGTTTGTTATCAGCCATTCTTTAGAACTTCTTCCCTAAGTAAAAGTAATCTACGCAAAGTGTGTATAGAACCCTGCGCCCGAAAAACTACAGTACTATCATCTGCCTGTTCTATAGTTTTGTGTTGTTGTTTAATTAAATCTTCTATATAGTTATTGAACTGGTCCCACTCCTGCTGGTTGACCACCAGCGGCTTGAGGTTGTTGAGTAGCTTGTTGTTGTTGTTGCGCATTTCCTGTAAATCCTTCCTGTCCCGGTGCAGGTACTCCACCTGTTCCTATAGTAGCTCCACCAGATCCTGATGGGTCTACCTGTGGTTGTCCTTGTTCGGGGGTAGGTTCTTCTTGTTGGAAACCTTTCATTATCTCTGCCTGTATTGCAGCTTCATCCATGTTGTTAGTAACTTTGTCTGGATCAAGTTCAAGAGACTTTGCAATCTCACGAATGATATATGGAAATTTAGTAAACGGTGCAAGTGCTGGGCTTGAAGCAATTTGCATAAATTGTGTAAGGCGTTGGCTACGTACTTCATTAGCCATAAGACTTTCAGTACCACGTGCTTTAACTTCTAAGTCACCTTTAATATCAGGATCAAAATCAAACTGCATATTAAATCGAAATAGACCCTCCCCTAAAGGCCGTAGTAAGTAATCGTCAATGTTCTTGACAACAGACTTAATACTACCCTGTGCCGCACCCATAAGCATTGAGATACCTGATGCTGTACGCCCTACTCCTGTAACACCTGTTTGTCCATGTGCAAAGCTAGGAAAGCCAGTGCTTTCGTCTGCAAGTACACGTGCCTTGTCAAACAGTTGTAAGTTCTCTCCTGATACATTTGGAAACTTTGTACCAAAGATAGCCTGACCCGGTGCGCCACCTTGACGCCTAAACACTTTGCCGGGATATACAGATAGATCCTGCCCCGGCACTAAGTTAGTCTCATCAACCTCGATCAATAAATTACCTGATAGTACGGCATTGTCTACTGCCATACGCATAAAACCATTCATTAAAGTCTGAGTGTCATCCATGTTTTCAGCTATACCTACACCAAAGAAGGAGTAAGGGTTTAACTCATAGGGTGCTGCATGATACGGAATACGTGCAGGTTTAAACGGATTAATTACCATACGAAGTAACTTATTGTTACAAATCCACACATTAGCCTGTAATTCATCTACATCGCTAAGTTCAGATGGTATATCTACACCCTGTTCCTCAAGCATAGATACATCTACTGTACCCCAATACTCTAGTACTTCATATCTTTCTACACCATGTTCAGTTGCATAATCAGAAAGATCATCTTCCCAAGACTCTTTAGTATAGTTTTCACCTAGTTCAATTGCTTCATCAATTACTGAGTTACGAAAGAATGGACGTTGTTTAAGTTGTCTAAGCTGTGATCTTGACATCTTGTGACGTTCAATTACATACTGTGCCTCATCCATATTGTTTGCGTCAGGGTCAGGATAAAAGTTCCACACAGATACATGCGATACCTGTGGCACTGTTTTAATTATAGGATTATAGTTACCGTCTTCATCCCACTGTGGATACTCTTTGTCTACGGCAAATGGTCCCTTCATTACACCTGTACCAAACAGAGCCATTTCAAATGCAGTATTGCGAAGGTGCTTACTTGCATTAGACTCTTCTAGTTGGTCTTGTATTTTCTTTTGCATTTTCTTTGCGGCTACCATTGCAGGACTAAATGTAACTGCAGTAGGTGTAAGACCTACACCTTCTTTTAAACCATCAATGTCTTGTAGTTTATCTGTATAAGATCCTAACATCTCACCAAGAGTTTTAGCAGTTGCACCTGCAGGTAATTCTTTACCGTCACCTTTATATCCATAAGGACTTACTTCTTTGTCTACATCTGATTCTTTAATTTGATCAGGTTCTGCAGGGTCAAAGTGTACATCTGCAACTACACCTTCTGGTAATTCTGTAGGGTCAACCGTAAGAGGAAACCTATTGTTTGCAAACATTACGGACTCTAGCTGTTGATATGCCGCAAGAGTTTTTGTTTTAGTTACTTTAATAAATACCCTAGATTTTTCTACTTCTGTAAACTGTACGTCTGGTCCGTATATACCACGATAGTTTCTGTAGGCATCTAACCAACGAGTCTCATCTTGCTGGCGATAGTCTTCCGCACGTTTATATCTACCTTGAATATAAGGAATAATGTTATTAGTATTATAATCGTCTACAGTAGACTCATCTGTATCTTCTAGTACAATAGACTCGTCTTCAATAAATGTGTTATCTTCTTCCATCTAGGTTTCCTTAATATCCGAATTTAGAATCTGCTACTGGCATACTGTTTGTAGGAGTGCCACGAACATCATAATCCCATATACTAAATCTTGGTCTTGACATGATACCATACCTTAGAGCATCATACAAGTGGTCTTCTGCGTGTGTATCTACATCTTCTGGATTCTTTTTGTCCAGAGGTATTGCAGGTAACTGTGATATTGTTTCTCTACAAGTATCAAAGAATACGAGTCTTGGTTCCTCTGTAAAATCATCTACCTGTAAACGTCTGTGTATTTCATTCTTTCCTGCTACACGTGAGCCTTTGCTTCTGTCTGAGGGACGCCAACGACATCCTCTCATTATCATTTGTTCTGCCAAAGAAGGACCAGTATCACCACGTTTATGCCACAAAGAGCTATCAAGAACCCCGTAACGAATATTTCCATCGCCAGCTTCTTCCTCTAGTACCATGTCGGCTAAGTCAACCGCAAGAACTTTAGATACATATAACTCTCTGTATACTATCAACTGTTCGTCAGGGCTAACCGCAAACCAAAGAACACCTGTATAACTTCCATACCCATAGTCACAGGCTCTAAACTTTACCCAGTTACTAGGAATATCAAACGGTTCAACTACATGTATACTTCTGTTAAACTCTGTAAAGGCTGCACCTTCTTTAATATCCCAATCACCATCTAGTAACTGTCTTCTTTGTTGTTCTGGTAACGATAGAAGCATTGCTTCGTAGTCACCTTGTTGTGCTAAGTAAGGATTATCCTTTAATCTTGCAGGTATAAACCTACGTTTAAATAAAGGTCTTCCTGCCTTTTCATGTCCTGCAGGATACTTTAACTGCTCTCCTGTTTCAATGTCTGTAGCTATATATGATTTACCTGCAGGTGCAGGATCAATAAACATTTTCTTTACCCAGTGATGTCCTCTGCCACCGGGGTTAGTAGTTGCCCTCATAGAAAGAGGAAGGGTAGGGTCTGCAGATCTCAAGCGACTGCGCATATAAGACCAAGCAAAAGGTGTAGCCCATTGTGTAAGTTCGTCAAAGCCAATCCAACTAAACGCTAGACCTTGGTATCTTGTAACGTCTTGGTCTTTATCTAAGTAACTTAACCACAGTTTAGCACCAGAGGGTGCAGTCCACTGCATTTTACGTTCTGACCATTTAATTCCGGGCCAAATCTTTGGATACATTTCCTGTGATTTAGTAATAAGTTCTCTTAGTTCTTCTGTAGTATGTCTTAGTAGTAAGCCTGAAAATGCAGGGTTGCCCATGTAGCGTAATGGATCTGCAAGCATTGCGTAGCTCTTGCCCCCACCTGCACTTCCGCCATATAATACTTCACGTTCACTTGCAGCAAGAAAGTCTGTCTGTGGCCCAACGTTAGGTTTAAAGATTACATTATATTCTTCTTCAACCTTATCGGTAAACTTTTCTAGTATTACTGCTGCACTAGGCTGCTCTTTCTTGACCTTTGTTACTTGTTTCTTCTTTTGCACCGACTCTTTTGGCTTCGATTTCTTCCGCTTTGGCGATTGCCTTTTTTGCATAGTCTGCCCATCTGCGTAGGCTTCCAGCTTTGTTCTTTCTTTGTCGCTCATTATCCAACCGTTTCTTTAATCCTACGTGAGAAAGTGACCTACCTGTATTTCTGGTAAGCCAGTTTGCTACTTCCCGATACGAATACTGCTTTACGTATTTCTTTGCTTTCTCTAGCATATCAAGTTCGTAGTCTATTGGCAAGAGTATTCTGTTATCTTCTGGATCTATTTCATATCCAAATGGAATTGTTCTTGCTACACGTGGAATTGAAACCCATTCATTATTTTCTTTTAGGTCTGTCGGTTGGGGTAGTTTCCATTTACCTACTGGTTTAGTCATTGTATTCCTTTATTATGAACCACTTTTATCTATAATTCTTCCTTGTTTATTTCTTTTAACACCGGGAATACGTTCACTAGTATAAGATCCTTTTTTTGGTCCAAAAGTTTTTCCTGCTATTTTAATAGGCATACCATACTTTTTAGCAATTCTTATTGCTGCAGCTTGGCGTGCAGCATCTGTCATTGCCTTTTTATTTAATTCACGCATTTCTGATGCAAAAGTTTTTTCAACTTTTTTTTGTGGTTTTGTTTTAATACGTTTTTTTAGTTTATCTTTTGCTATAGATTTAATTTTATTTTTTAAATTTTTTTTAATTACGCTACTAACCATTATTTTTTCCTCTAGTTGTTGCAATCACAAGTATCTAAACTGTTACCACACGCACACATTTCTTCTTCTACTGCTTTGGCTGGCATTAACATGACACCACCCTTTGCTTCTACCTGCATCTTCTCTGTCTTAACAAGACCTGTACGATCTAAAAGTTCTTTTGCTGCAGCCATTTTATCACGTATGCCTAACTCAGTAGGATCATACAATGCACTTACCATAGCCATTGCAGCTTTAGGTACATTACGTGCCAGATAGCTGTGAGTTACATCAAGTATCTCTTCTTTAAGACTATTAGTAATCTCTGTGTTTGTAGTATTGGGTGAGTATCCAGCCATCTTCTTAGCGGTAGTAATGTCCCCACCTGCCTCGTCCATAAGGACCGCTAAAAACTTTTGTTGCCGTTCAGTTAACTCACGTGCCATATTACTTCCTTTTACATTAACTCAAAATGTGGACCGTCAATAAAGGGTCTACGTCCTTGGCTACGTCTAATATCAATGTACTTCATCATTGCATCTTCTGCAGTTCCGGGGTATGTACGAATGTCACCCTCTGACCATGCTGCACCCCACTTAACGGATGTGCCTAGTTCTTCCGCTGCCGCTTTCATTGCGTCACACAGATCATCATATACGTTTAGTTCCCATACACCTTTACCATCTACATATGCCATAAGGTCTACTGCTTTACCAATAAGGTGATTGGATTTCATAGTCTGTGATTTACCTGCCGCTACAAGTTTCTTTTGTTCTTCTTCTGTACGCATACCATAGATTACACCAAAGTCTACTTTAGTTAATTCAATTGCACGTTTTACAACTGCAACTAAGTCACTGTCTACACCTTCTAGTTTATCAAGGCTGCGTTGTGATAGTTTAAATGCCATTGTTATCCTCTCCTTGAAGCTACAAGAAACTGCATTTTAAGTTCCAGTTCTTTTATTTTTATTTCTAATTGTCTTACTCTCTCCACACTGTCCATTACGGTAGGGGGTGGTTCAAACTCATCTATCCAGTTATCGTTCTCTTCTACTTCTATTTGCATCATAGATATGTCATGCTCTATAAATGCAAGACGTTCCATAATACCAAAGTAAGCCCATACAGATATAGCTGTAGCTGCAACTAAAGCTAACAAGTTTTTTAATGGTATAGTAAACTCAGAACTTTCATTCAGTTTCGCCATTGTCTATTCCTATACATTGCACAGATATACCGTTATGTATAATCATAACTTGTGCTTTTTCCTTTTGTAACTCACACATCTTTCTAGTATCATACACGCCTAGTTGAAAATAATCAAGTGGCATACCAGAAGTAAGTTGCAGCCAAACTAGTACCCACATTACTTTTTACCAAAGAACTTAGATACTGACCTTATTCCTATGCTGGCACTTACAATTCCACCTAATGAGTACTGATACCATGCTGGCATAACCTCTAATGCTAGGAATCCACGCTGTACAATTTCATTTCCCCAATCACCACAGAAGGCTAAGATTAATGGAATTGAAAAAAGCAAAGTTATCCACTCATCTTTCCAGCTATTCTGTGTAGCCTTGATTGCCTCTATGTCCCAATCAATTTCACCAGTAGCTTGTTTAACTTTTATTTCTGCATTGGCTTTCTGTACGGCTACCTTACCATCTAGGTAAGTTGTAGCAAGTCCACCTACTGCACCAAAGATTTGTCCTAGTATCATTTAAGTTGTGCCTTTTTAGCTAGGTTTGTTACACCCATAAATACAGATACCACACCAGCAACAGATACGAAATAAATACTAGCCATGCTCCCGATGATTGAAGAAGCATTATCAAGCCCAAGCGCACTTGTAAAAACCACAGCAAAAGGGTAGAGTAACATACCCCAAAGAGCGAACCAAGCCATTTTTCTAGTTTGATCTCTGTGGGCGTCTTCATCTTCTATCTGTCTCCGCTTGTCGTCTAACAGTAATGCATCCCATTCTGGTTTGTCTATGGAACCATCTTTATCTTTATCGACTTCTTCAAAAGTAGCCATCACGTCTTCCTAAATTTTTTAGACGTAGCAGCGGCCCTCTTAGGCTGTTTTGAAAATTGTTTACCAGCAGCCGTATCTTTTCTTTTCTTTGCGCTAGACGCTGAATAAGTTTTTGCATCCATAGCTTTGATAGCCCTAGCAGGTAAATACCTTTCGCCAGTAGCACCAGCACCTTGAGTCGAAGGTTTTCCACTTTTAGTTCTCCAATCTTGCTTAGTCCACTGGCTAAGACTTTTTTGACTTTTTGCTTTTGCCATCAACTTTAGCCTTTGCTTTTTTGCTTAAATCTTTATAATGAAATAACTTTACACTTGTTTTACTGTGAGTCTTACCTGTGTGTAAAGAACCATTAGGCATCTTATGAGTGCCGCCTTTATGTTCTGTACCATCTTGCTTATAATGTTTTACGCCCTTCATTATTTATATCCTCCACCTTTAGCTTTGTATTGTTTTGCAACCATTTGAGCTTTACGTGCGCTCCACTGTCCGGGGCGTCCACCTTTGCCACCAGCCTTAACGGATGCCACAAGACGCTTACGCATAGAAGGCTTAGTATAA